AACGTTGTTTCTAGCACCCTGCTTAGCAACCTTGTAGATAGTTCTGATGACTTCACGGTTGATCTCTGCCAGAATCTCGGTTGAGAGAATGTTGGCGAGTTCAGCTTCTGCATTCAGACCGTGAATTGCCTTCAGATCTTGTGCAAGCTCGAGTGAATACTCGGCTTTCAGTGCTCTTGACTTTGCTTCAACAAGAATCTTCTCGATTGAGAAGGACATCTCATTGAAAGCGCCGGTTCCAGAACCATTAAGACCTTCTGCTTCTTCGGTGCCCATTCCTTGACCAACAGTGTAGCCAAGTGATGATGCAGTACCAACTGGGTTAAGAAGTCCAGGATTTGATCCACTAGAAGTGTCTGAAGTGGTTCCCATTCCAACTGCACTGTCGGTAAATCCGCTACTAAGGCTACGTCCAGCATTCTGACCAGAGAATGATGAATCTGCCTCGTTGTAGAATGCTTCAGATGCGGTTGAAGGATCGCGGTCGGTTCCATAGGTGGAACGCATTGCGAAGATCAGTCCAGTAGGACCGTTCATTGGTTGAACGCCTGCAACATCATAAGCGATGAGGTTAGGCATTGAGCGTCTGATCAGGGAGATCAGAACGGGGTCGAAACCAGCAACTGGACCTGAAGCGTTGGCGTCAGCGCCGAAACCAGCGTTGCCTGATCCAGCACCGGGTGATGCATTGGTGCCAGTGCTTGTTGTTGGTGTTTCGTACAGCATTCCCTGATTCTGGAATGCAGATTGCTCTCTAAGGAACTTTTCTTGGTTTTCGAGCAGGACAGCGGTTACAGCCTTTCTGTGTGAATCCTTGATTGTATCAAGACCTTCGTAGTTCAGAAGGGGTGCCCACTTTTCCTGCAGATGCTCGGATTGGAACATTTGCTTTTACCTTTTTGTGGATGTTTACGTTTGATTTAATATTAAATTCAGTTTTTAGCGACAGTTGAAAGTGTCTTCAGATATGCATTCATTACATCTGAATGGAATTCAGTTGCAACATCTACACCTTCTGAAAGTGTCTCAACTTTTGCTTCTTCAGAAACAGTCTTCTTAGGGAAATATGATTCCTTAAGTGTTTCTAACTTTTCACGATATTGTGTCTCACTTTCAAACTCAACACTTTCGGAAAGTGAAGCGAGCTTTTCTTTCTGAGTGACTGCGAGTCCCTCTGAAATCTCATCAAAGATTCTGTCTGCAACCGACTCGGAGAGACGGTTATTCAGAGCAACGTTTCTCTCAATTTGCTCGTTGAGTTTTGTCTCCATTTCATCAAGTTTATCTACCATGCTCTCTAATACATCATATTTTTCTTCAGGGATTGATACATAATGTTCTTCAAAAAGATTCTTCATGCCAGAAAGGAATGACTCTGTGAGTTCTTCCTTAAGACCTGCCTGAACGGCAAGTTCGTTTTGAGCGATCCATTCATCAGCAACATACTCAAGGTATGCATCAACTCTTTCCTGGAGTTCGCTCTTGATTTCCTCTACTGATTCGAGTACTTTCTGCTCAAATTGAACTTGATACTCTTCATCGAGAGCTTCTTTGATTTGAGCAACTTTTGATCTTAGAGCTGCTTCAAATACAAGCTTTGATTTTTCCTGATACTCTTCGGAGAGTCCTTCCTCTTCATTTACTTGATGAAGAGCTTGGAGATCTTCTTCAATATCAAATGTCTCTTCTTGAACGACTTCTTCTTCTGCTACTTCTTCTGCTACTTCTTCTGCTACTTCTTCAACTTCTTCAGATTCTGCAACAGTTTCTTCTTCTGTTACTTCCTCTTCGGAAATTACTTCCTCATCTTCCAGTTCAATCTCTTCAGATTTAACTGACTTCATTGCTTCTGCTGCTTTTGCTTTTGCATTTACAGCATCTTTAACAGTTTTGAGGGTAGCTGCAGGATCTTTGATCTTTGCAGAATCATCATCATTCTTATAGTTATCTGGGGTAGGACCACCAAGGTCTTCCCAACTACCAGTTTGACCAGGAGTTGAAACTCCAGATGCATCGGCATCTGCAGAACCAGCTGGCTTTGCATTAGCATTTACAGCGGTTCTGGATTGCTTAGTGCCTACTTCCATTTCTTGTAAATCTCCACGAGACATTTGAACTCTCCGTTTTACCTGTACTTAAATCTATATTTATTTATAAAATGATAAATTCCACTTATTACAGGGAATTTAAGAAATTTTGGAACAATTCAACCTTATGTTCATCTAAATTTCTTTGAGATGAAAATGTGTTAATTTGATCCATAGTTTGTTGTGCATATTTTTCACGAAGAATTCCTCCTTCCCATACCCACTCTTTTCCTTCCATAATTCCCTGAACAAAAGCGTCAGGTGCGGAAGGATCGGCAACGATATCAGCAGCAGTTGCTAGCATAAAATCTTCACCGACTTCTTTATAACCTTTGTTATTTTCTCTTAGCGAACCAATACCACGAGAAGAAACTCCTAAAGAAACTCCATCAGATAAAAGTGCTTCTGCAATCTTACCCATTGGAGTTGAAAGGATTTGTGCTTTTCCAACCCAATTATTTCCTTTCTGCTCAAGAGCAACAATTTTGTGAGAAACTCTATCCAGATTTACGGTTGGACCATCTGGATGACCAAGTTCTCCAAGTGCTCTTCCTTTTTTGACATAACTTTCATTATATCTGTTAACTTCCTTTTGCATAATTGAAAAAGGATACATCCTACCATTACGATTTACGCACTCACTCTGTAGGAAAATGCCTTCAATAAAAAGATTTTTCTTACCGTTTTTTTCTTCGGTAAGAACCTGTACTTTTTCTATTTCTTCTCTAATGAGTTTCATCGATTTTTATTGGTTCGTTACTTATATTTATTATGTGTATATCGCAACATTATTTTCATCATGTCTTTGATATACAGAAACACTAATTGGATTATTGTTCCAATCGTGTCTTTGATATGTTGCAGGAGTTCTTGTTCCTATCCCAGCTGGACTGTTATAATCATATGCAATATAATCAACATTCCAATCTTCATAAGATACTGAAGACCATCCTTCAGTTGAAGCAAAAGCAGTTAATGTTGTAAATCCTGGTTGGGGGGATACTGGATTATTATTTTCGTCGTGACGAATATATGGCATTTTATTCTTCTGATTCAGTTTCGTCGTTGAAGAGACTGGATGCGACTTGAGGTCTTAATGAATCCACTCTTTCAGATGCCTTTGTAAACAAAATCTCTTTGATTTTGTCACTAATTTCCGATGCCGATTCATCGGAAACAATCATATCTACAAGATTATCCATTTTTGATAATTAAATTACAATAATGCTATTTATATCTCCCCACCCTTGGGAGGTTCAACAACTGCCGAACTTTCTTCTGGATCTGTGACTGGAGCACCTAAGTCCATTCCCATTCCAGGGTCTCCTCCCATTTCTTCTGGTGCTGGAGCATTTGGATCTGGAATAATTCCATTCTCAATTTCATATTCAATTTTTTTATCTTGATCAATAATTTCTTGATCTGTTTGACGAAGAATTTTACGTCTTACATAATCTTGAGAATAATACTTTCCAATATATGGTTCTGCAGTTGCTACAAGATTAAGTCTATCTGTAATAAGTTCTGCTTCCTTAAGTTCTGAGAAATGATTGTCATACAAGAAGTCATATTGAATATGCTCTTGCATTTGCTCCCAATCTTCTGGAGTGATGATATTCTTAAGAAGAAGTTGAGTCTTCAAAATGTCATTAAACATATTTGAAAATCTCATTCTTAAACGACCAACAAACTTGGTGAACTTAAGTTCATCACGAAGAATTTCTGAAGAACGACCGAGATTAAATCCACCTTCTCCTTCCATTCTTGTTGGTGGAACATTCAGTGAGCGATATAGTTTCTTTTTAAAATAGTCTACATCTGTCAACTCTCCAAGATTTTGACCGCCAGGAAGTGTTGTAATTTCAGTTCCTCTACCACCCTCTCTTCTTGGAAGCCAGAAATCTTCAAGCATACTCATATACTTCTTATCATCACGGATTTCTCCGGTATTTGCATCATATACAAGTTTGTTACGATAACGCATCATAACATCACGAAGATATTGCTCTGCCTTTACCTTTGGAAGATTGCCAACATCAATATAGAAAATCCTACGTTCTGGTGCTCTTGACAATCTGTAGATTACCAAAGAGTCTTCAATCATTCTGAGTTGATTGAGTGACTTAATTGCTTTATTCAGATAAGAAAGGCAAATTCCTTTATTTCTGTCAACTAATCCAGATGTGCAATATGTAATTGAATCCTTTGCAAATTTTATATTACCATCTGTAAAAGACGTGCTTGATAAAGTACTTGCGCTCTTAGTATTTCCTTTTGGAGTATAAACAAAATACTCTTCTATTTGAGGAAACGCTAAATTTGCATTATTATTTGCGCCAATAAAATTATTTTTATCCTTCTTTTGATGCCTTACATATCTTATTTTCAGAGCATCAATATATCTTAACTCTTGAATTCCTTCTACCGGATTCTTGAGATCAATTACTTTATGATAATAAAGTCTACCATCAATATACCAATTTCTATAAATCTCGTGACACTTTTTATTAAAGTCTAATAGTTGTAGAATATATTTAAACTCTTCTCTAATTCTTTTTTTAAGACCTTCACTAGCATTTAAATTTGACAACTCAATTTGAACTGGAGCATCATCGGAATCGGAAACAATTGCTTCATTAACAATATCTTCGATGGCACTATCCACTTCTGGATGAAGCGCCATCTCTCTATATTTTCTAATTAGTTCCGATTCAGTCCTATAGACACCTTCAATATCTATAGTCGTACCAAAAAAACCAGAACTCAAATAATGGTCAACCCCGTCCTCACTATTAGTGGGAACGGGGGATAATGTTGTTTTTGATTCTGGTTTACTATCATCGATAGAAAAACCAAAAAGTTTTGCCATAATTAAAAATTAAAGATCTTATCTTTATTATTTATCACTCAATGAGATCGCCAGTTTGATCACCAACTGCTCCAGCAGTCCAGTATTGAACTTGGAATTCAACTGTGTACTCTTCAATAGTATCTGAACTTTCGTATGAAAGGTCAATAGCAGATACATTAGTTGGGAAAATATCAATAAATTGATATGTTCTCAGTGGAGTAACACCACCACCAGAAACTACATCTACTGATGGATCATTATTCTCGGAGAATCTTCCTTGAGAAGCACCTCTTCCAAGTTGACTTACATTGGCATTTACCATGTAAGCTGCTGGGTTAGTTGCACCCGTGTTGTTATCAAGTTTGCTCATCAGGTTCATCCATCTTTCGAATGCACTTCTTAAGATGAAATCTTCATCATTGATAACAGTAACGGTCCAAGTATCAAAAGTTCTGTCTCCAGCAACTTTGAAAATTCTTCCTCTAAAAGGAACTTCAATTGGTGCCATATTTGAAGCAGGCAGTGCTGCTGCCTTACACATAAAGTTAAATTCAATGTCATCCCAACCAGCAACTGGGAAGTTG